CCCAACGTAGGTCTTCTTCTCAGAAGGTGAGTAGAACACCTCCTTCTTGTATTCAACATTGTCGGTCTTGATCACTATCTCCTGAACAACTACATTTTCATATCCCTTGAATTCTGCGTCCTCAGGCAACTCAGACCGATCAACTTTACATGTCTCGGTTCGATCAATTTTGATTTTGTGCTTCTTGGCCTTTGATTTCTTTCCCTTCTTTTTCTCCCTCTTCTTCCTCTCCGCTTCGGAAGATACGTCTTTGCCCTTATTTGTATTGCCCCGAATCTTAGGCTTACCTTGTTCTCCTTTTAGCAAGTTGTTCTCATCTCGCAGCCTTTGGTTATCTGCTTTTAACTTCTCATTCTCTTGACTTAGCCGTTCGATAAGCTGTAAAAGAGAAGAGAAGGCCTCTGATATCTCCTTATCATCTATCTTATCAAAGCGTATGTTTATCTCGTCAAGGATTTCGTTAATCTCTGTGGGGCTCATATTCTCATATTAACATCATCTCTCCATCCTGTCCACCTCCATGACCACTTTTCTGCAAACTCCCTCTGATTTATTTGCTCCAGCTTGATGGCATACCATGAAATTTGAATAGGATACCAATATTTGTTGCGTCAAAAGATAAAGATATAGCAGATTTTTCAGCTGAGGAACTAAATATTCTAAGAGATGCCACATATACGCTTAGACAATTGAGGGTATCCAGAAACGATAGTAAACGAATTATACAGAAACTGCTTGCGATGGGTGTAAATATGACAATACCCCTTGCAACAGATGGTATATCTGATAAAGAAGAAAAGAGCTTAGATCAATTAATAGGTTCCCTTATAGAAAGGAGTAAATAATAATGTCGGTGATGAACGCTACATTCTTCGACACTGATATGTTTATTCATAAATTAAGCATTGATCCACCAGTAAGGAGATCTGCTCAAAAAGAGTTTATTGAAAACAAGCCGTCAGCAATGTCAGAATTTTCAATAGTTGAATTTAAGGGAAATTATATAGCATGTTTAATATTATTAAGAAGGAAAATATGCGACAGTGCTTCATTTGAAACAGCATGTGCCAGAATACTAAATTCAGGTGACAGAAGAGCTAAATTAATGCTAGTACAACTGATTAAATGGCTTGGAGGATTTGACTTTCCAATAAAGCCCTGGGAAAAAGCTCAAAACATGTTGTTAACCCATTTGGATGCTCAAATTGAAGTTGTATGGGAAACATTTCTAAGTAGTGTAGATAGGATTGAAAGGCAATTTAATTGTACAAGGGCAACTGAAGAACCACAAGATAACAACGGGAAGTGGACAGCGACAATCCCAAAATGTAGAGCAAATAATGCAAACTGTAAAATCAATAATTTTCTTATTAACTTTTTAAGTGAGATTAAACTTTTGAGTTCAGAGCTAGAAAAATTATCTCCCGAAAAGAAAACAAAGGAGCTTGAAAAAATTCATAATATATCTAAACAACTCATAGAACATAATAAGTTCTCATGGGAAGGCTCAACATGCAGACAAATCGGAGATTTGCTTATTGCTTTAGAAAGCAAGTCGGGAATTGGATTGCTATCATCAAATTATAAAGAGCATAATATATTGTCTAAATCGCTTGACTACAACTTTATGCATTTTGAAGTGGTTAAAATAAGATCAAAATAATATTTATTAGAAAACATTTGTCATCTGGATTCACTAGTGAGGGGCGGCGCAGCCGCCCCTATATCTTGTGGTTGTTCCGGAGTTGACCACAAGATATTGTGAAATAATCCTTGACAATCGGATTATAATCCAGTAAACTTTTTTAAAAATAGAATATCGCGATTTAACCTCCGTTTTATTAATGCTTCCTTTTTTTAGACCGCTCTTTTTGGGAAAAAAAGTGGCGGCGGTGGGATACGGGCCTTGTCGTGTAAGAACGACGAGGCTTTTTTTTTGCCCGCGGGCCGGCGGGATTGCAGAATATCTATATAAATCGGTGGATTAAGGGTAGAGACGCACGGCCGTGCGTCTAAATAAAAGGGAGAGATATCATGAAAAAAAAGAAGAAAATACATCAGTCGAAGACATTTTGGACCGGCATTGCAGGGCTTATCACCGCTGCGGGAGCCTATTTTTCCGGCGAGATGGAGATGGCTACGGCCATTCAGACGGCTGTAACATGCCTTCTTGGGATATTTTTGAGAAGCGGAATGCTGAAGGATAATTGAGATAGAGACGCACGGCCGTGCGTCTCTATCTTGGCGAGGCGAGGCACGGCGCGGCTTGGCGAGGCGCGGCCAGGCGCGGCTTGGCGAGGCGCGGCCAGGCGGGGCTTGGCAAGGCAAGGTTAAAATTTGATAGTTGGGAGGAACACATGAAAAAATTTAAACAGATAATAATCACACCATTGGCTTTGTTGGCTCTTATCTTTCTATCCACAATAGTCATGGCCGGCTCAGAGGTAGGATTTCAATGGGATGCGAATACCGAACCGGATCTTGCAGGATACAGGCTATATCAATCCACCACTTCAGGTCGGTATGACTTCGGAGACGGCAACCAGGTAGCGACCATCCCCGCGGGCACGGAGACGATATCGCTGACGGACGTGCCTGACGGCGTATATTACTGGTCACTAACGGCATTCGACACATTTGGATTAGAGAGCGGGCCGTCTAACGAAGTATCGGCTACCCTCGATACCACGGCGCCGAATCCTCCGGGCAGTTTTCTTATAGCGTTGATACGGAAACTTTTGGCGTTTATGGGAGGGTTTTTTTTGAAGGGTTAAATCTGAGCAGTAGAGACGCACGGCCGTGCGTCTCTATCTAATGGGAGGGTTGCAGATGTCACCAAATGAAGTATCGGCGGTGATCGCCCTTGCGGGGGTGTTTGAGAAGATAAATCACTGGCCGTTCGGGCTGGTTTTATTCATGCTTGTTATCGGCCCCTGGATATTGGCGATGCTGCTTGCCTACATGCAGAAGAAACGGTTCGAAGCAGTGGTCGACATGTATAAAAGCAACGTGCGGCTGGTGGAGAAGTACGAGAAAGTGGCGAACGACCTTAAGGATATGATCGTCCTGAATACTCAGACGATAACCCGGCTCGTCGACAACATTAATAACAATCAATTCTGTCCGATGGTCAGGCTGGAAAAACAGGCGAAGGGGGTCCAGGAATGAGCGAGCGATTAAAATTTCAGGGGCGTCTCGTTGAGAAACAGCAGGAATCAAAAAGCCTTCAGCTCAGAATGGAAGGCCTGCGTGATTCCATCAGGGAAATCCTCGATCCTTTTGAGTCCGTAGAGAACCTCAACGTTGATATCGCCACAGAGCAAGTCTTTGAACTGGCTCGATTGCACATTGATTATATGAGAACCCTGGCGGAGATTACGGCCATTAAGAAGGCTCTGGGGAAATGATAGATTCCGAATTGCATGAACATGCGGAAGATTTGTACATTATTGACGGCCTGACCTTTGAGGAGGTTGCAGAGGCAACGGGTGTACATATACGGACATTACAGAGCTGGTCTGCACAGGAAGGCTGGCCTGAGCAGAAACGGGAGTATCGAAAGACGCTGGGAGAGATCAAGCGGAAAACAGTCCAGCTCAGAAAAAAACTTATTGAAAAGGCTTTTGATAGTCTTGATCCGCAACACGTGTATGCGGCGGCCAGGCTGGAGAATGTGGCAGCGAAACATGCCCCGAGAGACAAAGATACAGAGCCTGATATAGATAAGCCCTCATTATTTCTGGATAACCTGGAATTTGTGGCGGGATTCCTGAAGGATCACGATCCTGAAGGGTTGAAGGTTCTGGCAAGGAACTTTGATGCTCTTATAGAGGAATTCAAAAAAGCACATGCGAAAACGACCTAAGATCACGGAACATCGCTTTGATCAGTGGGCGGATGATCTCAAAGTTTGGATACAGGAATCGGTCTCCCCGTTCGAAGACGATACCCCGCAAAAGCAGGCGGCCCGGAAAGAACAGGGAAAACACGACCTTCTCTTCTTCTGCAAGACTTATCTGCCCCATTACTTTCCTTCCGACTTCGGCGACTTCCATGAAGAGTGGGAGGGGTTGACTGAAATCCGCGATGAGAGCGTTTTTGTGGCTGCGCCCAGGGAGCACGCAAAGAGCACCTTTTTCAGTTTCGGCGTTCCGGTCCGGAACATCTGTTATGTCCTTCGATGGTTCCAGATGCTCATCTCGGATACCAACGACCAGGCCACGGGCTTTACCCTGCCGATCCGCACGGAGCTGGAGGAGAACCCGCGCCTGAAACACGACTTCGGGGATCTGCAAAGCCCGTATGGGCGAAGAACCGTTTCTTGGAAGAAAAACGATTTTATCTCCAGCAACGGAGTGCGCACCCTGGCCAGGGGACATGGCGAAAAAGTGCGAGGGCTTAAGCACCGCCAGCACCGCCCTGATTTTGTCGTGGTGGATGACTTCGAGAACGACAAGAATGTTGAAAACCCTGAGCTGGTCAAGAAGGGGATTCAATGGCTCAAACGCGCAGTGATCGGCTCGATGGGTATCGGCTATACCTTCATCATGGTGGGCAACCTCTTTCACCCAAAATCCGTTCTTTCTCAATTCATTGCAGAAAAGGACGACGACGGAAGCCGGTTATACATCGGCCGGCTATACCGGGCGTGGATCGATTACGGCAAGCCCGGGCAGCGTCCCCTTTGGCCTGCGGCCTGGTCTCCGGAACGCCTTGAGAAGAAGCGGCGGCAGATGGGCACCGTCGACTTCAACGCAGAGATGATGAACCTGACCGGCGCGGAGAACAGCCCGTTTAAGGAGGAATGGATTAAGTGTTTCAACAGGGTTGAAGTGGTTGTTCCCAGGATGCTGACGGCAAGTTTCCTCGATCCGTCAGCCAAGTCCGGAGAAGCAAACGACTTTAAAGCCATTATCACAATCGGGCTGGAGAGGGAAAAGATGCTGTTCCGCTGTCTGCACGCATGGATACGGCATGCGACCATAGGGGATATGTTTGCGGCGGCCTACAGGCAGGTGGACCATTACGGCGGCATTATCGGCGTTGAGGAAAACATGCTGGAGGACTTTCTCCATGAGGCCATATACAACTACGCAAAGGATGTGAGCCGGTATCTCCCCTGGAAGGGCGTTCGGCATACCACCAATAAAGAAGCCAGGATCATCGGGACCCTGTCCTATATTGTGGAACACGGGAAGTTATTGTTCGAGCAGGGCCACAGCGATCAGGATCTGCTCGTGGAGCAGCTTGTCTATATCCTGAACAAGAACGTAAACGACGACGGGCCTGACGCGCTGGAGGGCGCGGTGAGTTTGCTGCAGGGCGGCGATTTCGGTCCTGCGGAATATAAATCCATAAGCAAGCGCCGGTTCAGCGAGCAAAAAGGGGCATATTAATAAGGCGTAAGTAGAGACGCACGGCCGTGCGTCTCTACTTACGCCTGAATTGCGGAGCGATTCTTCATGATACTCGATCAGTTCGGCAGAGAAGTCAAGATAACGAAAAGGCCTGAAACAAGGGAGATTGCGGTAACCACCGTGCGCGACCGCTGGTCGACCTATCCTAGCCAGGGGATGACGCCCCAAACCCTGGCCACCATCTTCAAAGAGGCGGACACCGGTGATGTCTATCATCAGGCCGAGCTCTTCGAAGAGATGGAAGAGAAGGACGCGCATCTCTTTTCCGTGCTCCAGACACGAAAGAACGCCGTTCTCGGTCTTGACTATGAGGTTCAACCATATTCGGATTCGGAGGAAGACAAGAAGATTCAAGATTTTGTCGCGGACTGCATCTTCGGGCTGACGAACCTTGAAGACGCATTGCTCGATCTCCTCGACGCTGTCGGCAAGGGATATAGCCTGGCTGAGATTATCTGGCAGGTGGAAGGGCAAAGGGTGGTTATCGGAGATCTGCGATGGATTCACCCTAAGAAGGCGGCCTTCTATGAATTTGAAGCGGATATGTGGGCAAAAAGCTATGAGGTCCCCAGGATCTTCACGGAGGCGGAACCGGTCAAGGGGGAGATCATGCCCCCGTTCAAGCTGGTGTATCACCGTTACAAGGCACGCTCCGGCTATGACACACGGGCGGGGGTGCTTCGCGTGTGCGCATGGGTATACCTGTTTAAAAATTATGCACTCAAAGACTGGATAACCTTTGCGGAGATCTTCGGCATGCCCCTGAGACTCGGCAAATACGACACTTCCGCAACATCTGAAGACAGGGAGGCGCTCATTACTGCCATAAAGTCTCTGGGCACGGATGCGGCCGGGATTATCTCCAAGAGTACGGAGATCGAGTTTGTGCAATCGGTAGCGGGGATAACTGGTGGGAATATTATCTTTGAAAAGCTAGTAGAGTTTTGCGATAAGCAGATGTCAAAGGCCGTTCTGGGTCAGACCGCAAGCACCGAAGGCACACCGGGAAAGCTGGGAAATGAAGACGCTCAGGATGGAGTGCGTCATGATCTGATCAAAGCGGATGCCGAGGCCCTGGCAAAGACCGTCCGGTTCCAGATAATCCGCCCCCTGGTGGGCTATAACTTCGGATGGGACAAACCCCTTCCCTGGTTCAAGATGCTCTATGAGCCTCCGGAAGACATGAAGATGCTCTCGGATGTATACAAGAACCTCCACGAGATTAACTATCCTTTGACTGTGAAGCACGTGTCCGAACGGTTCAAGGTGCCTATCCCGGAAGATGGAGACGCCTTGCTGGAGAAACCGAATACGCCCCCGGTAGAGACGCACGACGTAGAGACGCACGATGTAGAGACGCACGGCCGTACGTCTCTACGTAAGATTTTGAAAAATTCGGAGGGAACCCGGTTTACCCCGGAGCAGCGGGGCATTGAAGATCTTTCGGACGCATCTCTTAAAGAATCGGAGAAAGCCTTCCGGGGTATTTTAGAGCCGGTGAAAGCCATGATCAGAGAATCCGAATCGTTTGATGAGCTGAGGAAGAATATCCTTTCCGCGTATAAAGACATGGACACCGCGGACCTGGAAGATCTGCTGCAAAGGGCGATATTTACGGCGGATATGTGGGGACGATATACGGCATGAAATTAAAGATCAGCATTGCCGGGGAAGAGAAGGTATACGATCTTCTCCATGATATTAAGGAAAAAGCCGGGAACCTGGAGCCGCCTCTCAGGGACTTAGGAGAACGCTTGCGGCGGCGTATCAGCAAAAGGTTGTCGGGCGATGTCCTGAAGAGACAGACAGGAAGGCTTGAGGGGAGTTCGGATGTAGATGTAGAGACGCACGGCCTCAAGATCAGTTATGGGGGAAGGGGCAAGGCCGGAGATATTGTTCGCTATGCCCTGATCCATCATCAGGGCGGCGTCATACGACCTGAAAAGGCCAAGGCATTGACAATCCCCTTTCCGGGTGGTCCTGCGGATGTGTCTATGGGCCGCACTCCCAGAAGGGCAAGCGACTTCAAAGATACGTTCGTGGCCAAGGGCATAATATTCCAAAAGATAGGGGAAGACGAGATACAGCCTGTCTTTATCTTGAAAAAGCAGGTAACCCTGCCTGCGAGGCCCTATGCATATATAGAGGATAGCGATATCGACTACCTGAAGAGAAGCATTCGTGAGTATATATTAGGGGAATGGTAATGGTTGAGCTCACTCCCATGCCGTATAAGGAGGCGATCGATTTCTTCAAAAAAAGGATCGTGATGTCTCCGGGGGAATTTGAAAGGCTGGCGAAACGAGTCGGCGACGCGGCGAAGGCCGGCGCATTCACCATTGCCGACGTGGCATCGATGGACGTGCTTAATGATGTCTGGAAAAGCCTTGAAAAGGCAATCACGGATGGAGAGACATTCTGGGATTTCAGGAAGCGCATCGACGAGATTATGGCCGTGCGGGGCTGGGAAGGCCTGGCCCCCTATCGCCTGGACAATATATTCAGAACCAATAGCCAGATGTCTTACATGTCCGGACGCCATGACCAGATGAAGCGCATTTCAAAAAGGCGTCCCTACTGGCAATACAGCTCAGTCAATGATGGCAGGACAAGGCCGTCCCATGCTGCAATGGACGGGAAGGTATATCTCCACGATGATCCGTTCTGGGATACATGGTACCCGCCAAACGGATACCGCTGCAGATGAAGCGTAACATCTCTTTCGGAGGAAGAGCTTGAGGAAGAAGGGCTGAAGGTTGAGAAAGATATCCCGAAAGATGCCCCGGATGAAGGGTGGGATTTCAATCCGGCTGTAGAGACGCACGGCCGTGCGTCTCTACAGCCGGACATGTCGAAATATCCTGAAGAGCTTCGGAAGTCGTTTTCAGGGAGAAAGGAGTCTAAATGAAAATACTTGCAATACTCAAAGAACTGGCCGGCGCTCCGGATGAATTCCAACTGCTGCCTGACGGCAAGATCGAGATCGAAGGAGATGCCCCGGCATATCTGGACGAGGGAAGCGCTGCGTCCATTATCGGAAAGTTTAAAGGACGCGGAAACGACATGGTGATCGATTACGAACATCAGACCATGAAAGAGATGAAAGCTCCGGCGGCAGGCTGGATCAGGGACCTGATATATAAAGGCAAAGAAGGGTTGTGGGCAAAGGCGGAATGGACGGAAAGGGCCAAAGAGTATCTCAAAAACAGGGAATACCGTTATTTTTCCCCTGTTTTCTGGACGACGATTAAAGAAAGAAAGGTCGTGAAGATTGAGAACGTGGCCCTTACAAACAGTCCGAAGATCAATAATTTAAAGCCGATTATGGCCAAGATGGACCTTGATGGGAACGGGCAAGGAATAATCTATAATAAAAAGGAGGGAAAGATGCTTGAGAAGTTGAAAAAGATTTTAAAACTTGCAGAGGATGACGGGGAGGACAAAGTGGTTGAAGCCATAGAAGCCGTCATCGCAAAGAATGACATTCTGGAAGCCGCACAGAAGGCCGGGGGAGAGATTATCGCCTGCAAGGAGGTACTAGACGCCCTGGGCGCAAAGGAAGCTGACGGGAAAGATGATCTGATAAAGATCATCGCAGCCATAAAGGCCCCTGCCGATGCAGCAGGGAAGCTGAGTCTGGAGGTGGCGAGGCTTACAAAAGAGATCTCCGGGATGAAGCAGGCGGACCTGATACAGCTCGCCCTGAAAGAAGGGAAGACAAGCCCTGAGGAGCTGGACACCTGGGGGCGCGACCTGGCGCTCAAATCGCCGGATCAGTTCGAGAAGATCGTGCTTTCCAGGCCCGCGGGCAGCGTGATCCCCGTGGAAAGGATAGCCCTGACGGGGGACGAACCGGGCAAGGGATCTATTAACGATGCCACGCTTGAAGTGGCCAAGATGATGGGCGTTGAAGGGGAGGACATCAAGAAATACGGAGGTGATAAATAATGACGGCATTAGCTGAAGACCTGAGCATGCAATATATGGAGGGGGACGAGCTGGACTTCCCGGTTGCCGCAACAGAGAAGATTTACGGCGGAGGCCTTTGCGCGGTAAACGCAGCCGGATACGCCCTTCCCGGATCGGATACGGCCGGTCTGATCTTTCAGGGGGTGGCAGTAGAGCAAAAAGACAATTCCAGCGGGGCGAACGCCGACCTGGACGTGGTGCTGAAGCGGCGCGGCCTTTTCAAGGCCATTATGGATACGGCAATTACCCAGGCGAACGTGGGCGACAACGTATTCCTGGTGGACGACCAGACAGTAGACCTCACCGCCAACGTCACCCATAATATCTTCTGCGGGATTATCGCCAAGTATATAGACACGACCCACGCATGGATAGATATCGAGCCGGCCATACGCCAGGCCGACGTGGCGACCCATATCGCAGATGGAAGCGCGGCCCATGCTGCGTCCGCCATAAGCATAGCAGACGCCGGGGCATTTACCTCGCAGACCGAAGCTGAAGCGGCGCTTCAGGAGATATATCAACACCTGATCAGCGCCCAGAAGTTCATCCCGATTCCGCTGACATCCTGGATGATCGGAGACGGCACGAATACGGTCTCTTTCGGTGGGCCGGCTACCGCTCCGATTCTGGACATGGCAAACGGCGATACGGACAGCGCATTGCGATTTGCCTGGGCCGCGGCCGTCGTTGCGCCGATCATCACCCAGGTACCGCTGCCCCCGGATTTCGATCCCACGGCCGACCTGGTGCTGCACCTGCTGACCAAAAAGAACACGGACGCCAATACGGTGACTCTGGCATCGGACGTCTATTTTATGGACGGCGACACCAAGGTTGAGGATGTGACGGCTACCATCACTCAGGCGTTCGCAGAGACTCTCATCACCATTGCGGCGGAAGACATTCCGGCCGGCGCACAAACGGTCACTATCGAGCTGACCCCGAGCGCCCACGCCGGAGACGCCCTGTATGTGCAGGGCACGTGGCTGGAATACACTTCTAAATTACTGACGTCTTAAGACGCACGGCCGTGTGTCTCTACGGCCTTAAACAAGGAGGGAAAAATGCTGGTTAACAAATCCAACCTTACAGCGGTTTTCATAAATTTGAAAACCATATTCAACAAGGCATTCGATGCGGCGCCGAGCATATGGGAGAAGACCACCATGAAGGTGCCCAGCGGGTCGACCCAGAATGACTATACCTGGCTTTCCAGGTTTCCGAAGATGAGGAAATGGCTCGGGGACAAGGTAATCAAGGCCCTTGAGGCATTTAAGTATACCATAGTCAACGATGACTGGGAAGCCACGGTGGAGGTGGACCGTAACGACATCGAAGACGACAATATCGGGATATACGCGCCCCAGGCACAGGAGGCCGGGTTCAGCGCCAAGCAGTTGCCGGATGAGATCGATGCGGATTTGAAGAATAACAGCTTCGCCAACCTCTGCTATGACGGCCAGTATTTCTATGATATCGACCATGACGTGGCCGGCTCAAGCGTAAGCAATAAGGGCACGGCTGCGCTTTCCGCGGCTACCAAAGCAGGCGCAGCGGCAAGCTACGGAGCTGCCAGGCTGGCTATCATGGAGTTCACGGACGATGAAGGAAGGCCCCTGGGGCTAATCCCGAACCTCCTGGAAGTGCCGCCCGCTCTGGAAGCCACCGCCAGGATACTGCTTACCAACCCCAAACTGGAAGACGACAAGCCCAATCCGTATAATGGTACGGCGGAAATCCTTATCAACCCCAGACTCACCAGCTCCACGGCCTGGTTTCTGCACGTGACAAACCGGCCCTTGAAACCTTTTATATTCCAGGACCGAAAAACACCGGTCTTCGTCCAGCAAACCACGCCGGACAGCGATAACGTATTCATGCGCAAGAAATTTCGGTTCGGTGCAGAGGCAAGGGCTGCAGGCGGATACGGCCTATGGCAGATGAGTTATGGCTCCACCGGTACCGGTTAATACGATCAGAGACGCACGGCCGTGCGTCTCTACGACGACGTCGCCAACCCACAAACAGGAGAAAACCATGATCAAGATAACAAGCGCCAGCCACAATTTCCGGCGTTGCGGCATACCGCATCCGAAAGGGTCGGTTGAATACCCGGACGACCGGTTTACGGAGGATGATCTGGCAATACTGAAGGCGGAACCCATGCTGACCGTAGAGACGCACGGCCTTGCGTCTGTACAAGAGACGCACGGCCTTGCGTCTCTACCATCCGATAGATCATCCGATACGGCGGATGATCTGATCGACGCGGCCAGGGCGGCCATCGATGCCGGGGACATTACAAAAGACGGCAAACCCGAGGTCAAGTCACCGCGGCCGAACGGGATGAAGCGTGGAATAAAATAGAGGGGAGCAAGAATGGGCAACTATATTCTACAGGCGGACCTTGAAATACCGGGCGCACATTTAATCGAGCTTACGGACGATATTGATGCCGGCGTAGTGAATACGGATGTGGTAGACAGGTCGATCGCAGATGCGGAAGCGGAGTTTGACGGATATGTGGGGGCGCGCTACCAGGTGCCCCTCACATCCGGACTCAATGTGGCAAAACGCTGCTGTCGCACAATCGCCAAGTGGTACCTCTACCAGAGAAGGGATGTATTGCCGGAGAATCTCGAAAAAGACTACAACAATGTGATCCGGTTTCTGAGGGATATATCAAAGGGCGTGGTGAGCCTTGGAGTGGACCCTGCGCCCTCAAAGGGTACGTCCCAGGGCGCTGAATTTGATTCGCCCGACCGGGTATTTTCCCGGGACAACCTGAAAGGAATGTAGAATGGGGTACACCATTGAGCAGATTGAGGATGCAATAATATCGGAGATCCAGGGGTCAAGCATAGGGGTTTACTGTAAAAAAGTAGAGTCTTATGCGGGGCAGCTGGAAGAAGATATCGGCAGAACGATTATATTATACCCCGCGGTTTTCGTCATGTTCTCCCGGAGCAATGCAAGGATGCTCACAGGCATCGAGTATGAGAAATCCGTTACATTCACCCTGTTCGTTGTATCGAAAAGCCTCAAGAGCAATACAGAGGCAAGAAAAGATGATTACGGCACGTACCGGATGCTGGATGATCTTGAGGCGCTTCTCGTGGGCAATCAGTTGGGCCTGCAGATCGAACCCCTGTCACTGGTCTCTGAGGATGCCATTTTGACCACAAAACAGTTTTCGATTTATGCTGCTGAGTACAAGGTTTCTTTTGTTACAGAATAGGAGAACACAATTGAAGGTAATATACAACGATTCTGACGGCAGAAAGGGCACGTATCATCCGAAATTGGGATACCTGGTATCGGGCAGGCCATTTGAGTTGGAAGACGAGGTTGCGAAGGCGTATATCAAGTCCGGATTATTGAAACCCTCAACAGAAAAGGAGGTAAAAGATGGGCACACCGATAACAGGGCGCGAGACGCTTATCGGCCTGAAGAAGGCGTCAGGGTGGCGCACGGCCGTGGCATGCGGGGCCAACGACGGGATATTGATCCTGTCCGAGACCCTGAAACAGACGAGGGAGCATCTCGATGATGACAGCGCAGCGCTTCCTTTCATTCAGCGCACCGACGCCGGCAAGATTACGGCATCCGGCGATATCACGGGATATCTCAGGTATGACGGTCTGGACGCGCCCATAGCCCTGGCAATGGGCCAGGCTGGAACGCCCACCCAGCAGGATATTCCATCGGACTGGGTCGCGACCACGGAGTATTCTCTCAATGACTTATGCTCGCCCACTACGCCGAACACCTATCGTTACAAGGCAACGGTGGCTGGAACATCCGCGGCTTCGGAGCCCACCTGGCCTACGACCGTAGGGGAGACAGTGGTGGACGGCGGGGTCACATGGACCTGCGAGAAACCCCCATGTTACGCTAATTCCTATAAACTCACTACTGACCTGGCAGGGCTTTTTGCCACAATCGCGATCCTGAAAAAGAGCGACATCGTGCATGAGTTCCCCTCCTCCAAGATCAACGGGTTCAGCATATCCGGAGAGATGGGAGCGCCTCTGCAGATCACGCTCAATAACCTGGCGAACCTTCTGGACCTGGCGTCTACGACGAACACCGCTGCCACGATGGCCAATATTACCTATCCGGACAAGGGCAACCGGATCATCCTCAATAAAGCATGCACGTTCATGATCAACGATGAGAGCGGCGCGGCCCTGGCAGCCGGAGATAAGGTGTATCCGGCGTCCTTTGAATTCTCTTTCAACCGGCCGATGGAAGGCGGCCTGGTATTCGGCAATGACGATATAGACGAGCCCGCGGGCACGGGCTTCCCCGAGATAACGCTTACTCTCGGTTTTCCTCAATACAATGACGCGAATCACCAGTTTTTCACAGACTGGGACGCGTATACCCGGAAGAAAGCGGAACTCTATTTCAAGGGCGCATTGATCGAAGGAACATCATATTACGAATTGAAGATGACCTTCCCAAACCTGAAGGTGGCGGATCCGGACGCGGCCGTGTCCGGGCCGGGGAAGATCCCCGCGTCTATTCCTTTCAAGGTGCTGGGCACGGATACGGCGCCCACAGGCATGACCGGGATCACGCAGCCGTTTCAGATCGATGTGCAGAATTCACGGAGCACGGATCCGCTGGCGTAAAAACGTAGGGGCGGGCCTATGTGCCCGCCCCCACAAGGCAGAAGGGAGGAATTTATGACATACATCGAGATCGTGGAAGATCAGGAAACATTTGAATTGGGGATTGGAGATTCAAAGCTGAATCTCCGGCGATTCAATGCAGAGGTACATAAACAGATCGAAAAGAGGCACACGAAGAAAGAAAAAAACCTGCGCACGGGGCAGTGGATCAGGGATACTGATGATTACCTGGTGAATGAAGACATTTTGGACTATATCATCCTGGGATGGGAAGGGATTAAATCGCCTGTTACGGGCGAGGACGTGCCCTGCAACAAAGAGACGAAACAGAAGCTGCCGGGAAGCGTCAAGCTGAGAATACTGGACGCGTGCGATGCCGACTCCATTACGACTGAAAAAAAAACGAATTAGAAAACCTCGCGGAGTTCGTGGGGTTTCGGTGCGACTTTCCGGAGGTGAACTGTGAAAGATGCGAGGAGGTCTTCGAGGTGGACGGCATAGAACCGGACTGCGGAACCTGTGATCTCCCGTTTCTCTTGCCGGAGAACAGAGACGCATGGGAATTGTATCGGACGATCAACACCCGGTTTGTTTACGACTTTCATGCGCTCCCCCTGGTGTTCAACGTGTACGGCATGCGATGTAACAGGGAAGAGGCAAAGGGACTCCTCGATAAACTCATATTGATACACGGGATGGTAGCAAAAGATGCCAGGACAAAACAAGGTACACATCACCCTGGAGGTGGACGATAAAGGCTCGGCTCAGGTTCAAAAGGCGGATAAGAACCTGAACAGCGCCTTTGACCGGATAAAGAGAGGGGCCAAGGCCGCTTCAGGGAAGATGGCAAAGCACTGGAAGTCCGCGGGAAGCAGCGTACTTGCAGGGTTTAATAGACTGAAGAAAGGGGTTTTCGGCCTGAAGGGGGCCTTTGTTGCGTTGGCCGGAGCAGCAGGCGCCGGGCTGCTGGCGAAATCCTTCCTGAATACCGCTTCATCGATGGAGCAGTATAAGATCACCCTGGGAACCGTTCTGAGATCCCATGAGAAGGCAAAGGAGTACATGGAATGGATCCAGAAATTTGCAGCATCGACCCCTTTCGAGATCCCGGGCCTTGTGGAGGCAGCGACCAGGCTCGAGGCATACGGATTGAATGCGAAGAAATATATGACGACCCTGGGAGACACTGCCGCTGCAATGGGCAAGCCTATAATGTCGGCCGTAGAGATGATAGCGGACGCGTCACAGG